ACTCAAACGACGACCAGCGTGTGACGCAGTGCTGCTCATCGAACGAAGCTTCGCGCCGTCGACAAAGAAACTCTGGCCCACATTCAGTTCGTTCCAAGGATACTTCGCCCGGCGCTTACGGGGTTGCCGCTCAGCAGGGATCTCGTAACCATCTTCGATTTTAAACGTCATTCTGTCCTCCGGTTTTTTGATATCCTACGGGTTCCACCCGCATTTTCAACTTATAAATCACGGCGCAATCGTTCTTCTTTGAAGATTTTTTCAGCCTCTGAACGACTAACACCATACGTATACGCCAACTCATGCGGCTCGCGCGTCATCAGCACATCATCAGGCCAAGCACGCACCATCTTACGCGCTAAATCCTGCCCGCTAACCTTCTTCATCGGTCCCATACCCCTACTGGCCACTCTTCCTTCGGCATAAAAATCGCGCGCGACATCGTCCCCTTGAAGTAGACCGAGTTTACGCTCCTCTTCGCGGCAGGGTGGCGCAACAACACGCCCACCCATCCCTCGTGATAGACCGACGCATCCATAATTCTATTCAGCGACGTGATGCTCTGGCCGATCCACACCCCCGTCGGAACGGCATACTCGCGCTCGACCTTCAGCCCGTAACGCGCCAGCGTGTCGTCGGCCACCTTCAGCCGCACATCCGAATGTTCATCCATTTTAAAGCAGATCAGCAGCAGTTCCCCGATGGTCCGATCCTGCATGCCCTGCGCCGTCTCAACCCGCACCGTCGCCTGCACGATGTGATTCAGCAACACCTTGTCTTCACGTTCCGACTTCACCGTCAGGAACTCTTCAAGGTTTATCGTGCTCAGATAGTTCTCGCACTGCTTCATATCCAATTTCTTCGTGCTGTAGAGACTGTAGCACCCAGCCAGCAGCGTCCCAATCTGATCGCCGATGCGCCGGTTAGCCAGCACCGTGGCAATCGTCTCCTTAAAGACCGAGATGTTGTGGCGCAGCGTGAACAGGTTTTCCAACTGGCGCGTCAGTAGCCGCTGCGGCATGTCTTTCGGGATCTCCAAGGTCATGGCCACGAAGTCTTTGAAGTCCTCTTCCCTCTTGCGCCGCTCCTCAGCCGTGAACGACTCCAGCGGCCTGATCGTCAGCACCGCCGTGCGTGTCAGGTCGGCAGCTTCCTTAAGACCCACGCCAATCGAAGACATCAGGAACGACGACCGCATCGTGAACGAATGCCCCTGATGGTTCGCAGACCCCTTCAGAATCCGTCCCCGGGTCTCGCTCGACGACTGCCGCATCAGATCCATCACGGCCTTACGACGCGCCGCCGAAGCCATCTTGGCCTCTTTGTCGCCATTCTCCGCTTCGTCGAACACCACCGGTATCGAATCGTTCCCGATCCATTGCCGGATACCGGCCTCGGTCGTGGCGCCCAAAGGGTAAATCGCCACGGTTCCGAGAAACATCCCCACCATTTCCACGACCGTGGACTTCCCTGAACCTTGGTTTCCCGTGAGCCACACGTGCGTTCGCCAGTCCAGTCCGCCGCACACCACAGCCGTCGCAATCCAGCCGGCCAGCAGGTCGCCGTGAATTGGCGCTTCCCAGCGCACCTTGTTGCACAGTTCGCGGATCATGCGGCCATCGTCGTCGGTCGCGCGCACGTCAAACTTATCGACATCCAAGATCAGGTCGGCTTCCATCGTGTAGTTGTAACGGCTCTTCAGTCGGACGTGCTTCACCTCTCGCGTCTCACAATCGGGGCGCGCCACCAGCAGCTTATTCCCTGAGTTCAGGATAGCTCGCGGCCCATCCTTGTCGTCCATCCAGACGCCCCGTCCGCGCAGGCGGCCCGGGTGATACACGCCGACATCATCGCACTGCTTGATTACCTTTGAACCAGCTTCTTCCCAGTCGATGCTTTTGATGTCCGTTTTCCCCTGCAGCCACGCCCAGTGGTTTTTATCGGAATGAACCGCTAGGCACCCAGCCTTCGTCCGCAGGCGGTCAATGTGAAACTCAATCACCTGCTGCCGATTCTGTAGATGCAAATAATACGTGTCGTGGTCAAAGCCCAGCGGACGCCACTCGCGTGCGGCATTCTCGTCGGGATCTTCAATCGCCTCAACCGCTGCAACCGTCGCCTCAGGCACCGCCGCGCGCTTCAGTTCCCGGCGCATGATGTCCGTGATCTGCTGCGGCTTCACCTTCAGCGGCAGCGCATCGGCCAGATCCCAGCCGTCTGGGAACACCACGCTCAGGGTCACAATCGACACCGGCACGCGCTGCTCACCCAGTATCTTCTGGATCTCCAGCGCCGCCTCGATGCCCGGCGTGTCGTTGTCGGGCCAGACCACGCAGCTATGCCCAGCCAGAAGGCTCCAGTCCGTCTGATCGACAGCCTTCGCCCCGCCCTGCCACGTCGTAATGACCCAGCCCTCAGGCACATATTGCGCTGCAGCATCGGCAGCCTTCTCGCCCTCGACGATCAGCACCGGGCATGTCGGCGATGCCGCCAACAGGTCGCCGTTATACAGCGGTCGCTCCTTGCCAAACCCGGACGTGATGAACTTCTTGCCGTCCCAGACAATCGGCCTGATCTCTTTGCGCGCACCCGGCGGATTCCACCGTGCCACCGCCCCAAACGCGGCGCCATCAGCCATGCGGTAAATCCACATCGCATCAGGCTCCGGGCCGAGAGACTTCCGCAGCGAGTCCGGGATCACCACCGGCTCAGGCATCGGCGTGACGATCTCGGCCTTAGCCGTGATGTCCTCAGCAATCGCCAGCGCCTTCAGGTCTACCTTACGCATGGCTCAGGCCCAGCATTTCGGCGAAGCCATTGATGGTTTCCTGCAGGCTGTCGCCGAACAGCTTCATGGACAGGTCAATCATGTCGCCCTTCTCGCCGGTCGCGAAGTCCTTCCACCGCCCGGTGCTGAACGATACGCCCAGCGATGGGTTGCGGTCGTCGCGCCACGGCGCACACGCCAGATACCAACCACCCTGCCGCTTGCCACCCGGCAACCAGTCACGGCACAGGGCCTCGATGTGAGACGGACTCAGGCGATCCTTGATGTCACGGATGGAGTATGACCGGGACTTGACGGATACGGCGGGGGAACAGGGGGGAGCACGCCTCCCGCCGCTCTTGTGGTTTTTAGGCAAGCCTTGGACATCGCCACAATTCCCGGTCATTTCGATATTATCCCTCTGTATCCGCGCCGTCAAACGCGGGGGCGCCAATGCTACAGTTTCAAATTAAACTGACAAGCCTGTCAGCAAAATTATTCTCTAACGGTCAAGCGCCACAGCAATCCCATAGACCGCAGCCAGTGCGCCCAGCATACTCAGCGCCGTCGCCATCAGCCCGCCCTCCGGCCCATCCGCGCCTCCACCGCACGGCGCAGCATCAGCGGGGTGAATCCCCACATCCGCATCGCCACGCTGTAGTGCTTCACCAACTCCGCAATCTCAGCGTCAATGGCATCCATCTGCGCCTTCAGCGCATCGCGCCTGTCAAACTCAGCAGCCGCAGCCGCAATCACTTCATTCTCAGTCATGCTCCCCCTCCCCTCAGTGCTTCGCGGCTGGGCGCATGCCGTATTCCCGGAGCAGATCCAGCGCCCGCTCCATCTCGGCATACAAGCGCCCCGGTATCGCGCTGTCATCGGTAAAGGCGTCGAACGCATCCACCAGATTATCCAGCGCCCGCAGCGCCCGCCCAGCATCGCGCGCTGTCAGGTCGCCCGACTTCTCCAGATGCATCGCGCTGATCAATTGATCCCGCGAGATCGACGTTAGCAAATCACTCAACTGCGCCCACGCCTCCGTCTCATCCTCGGCCCTGATGCCAAAGCACAAATTAAATTCATGGTGTTTCATTCTATCTCCCCTTCCCAGTCCAGATCGACACTCAGTCCGTAAATCGCGTCACGCAAATCCTTCGGCAGCGCCGCCGCATCCACAGACACGCCCAGTATCTCAAGCTCATCTATCTCAGCGGTCTCAGACACAGGCTCCCACCATGATGGTGAGCGCGGCACACCGTAGTCGGCGCGCTCCATCTGGCAGACGAACGACACGCGCAGGTCGTCGCTCTCGTATTTCGCAGTCGCAAACATCTCATTCACTCCGTCACAGTGGTAAAACTGCTCGTCGGTATCAGCACCACGCGCTCGACATCGCGGCTGTCGCCCCGGTCATAGCGGCCCCCGGTGGATACCGTGTGTTCGACAGGCACCTGCACGATGCCAAGCTCATCCGTCCACTGCACCGCCAGCAGTGCATCTGCACCCCTCGCGTCTATCGCGCAGAGCGCATTGTATTTATGCTCACTCAGCAGATAGGTTTCGTATCGCGCGCGCTCATTCCTACGCACCTTGATCTCAACGACACGGGGTCGCGGCTGGCAGCGGAACACGGCATCGTATGGCGCGAACGGGTCTCTGGGCGCAGTGGCCGTCAACCCGAAAGCGCGCTCCAGCTTGGCGATGACGCCCGCCTGATTGGCGCGATCCGCATCGCTTTCGTAGACGGGTCTAGTCATTCCCCCTCCTCTTTCTTCCTCGATTGCCTTCGGCCATTAGCCACAGCCCGCGCGTGTATCTCTGGCCGCAGTTTCCGCAACTGCACGCCGAATTTCGTCCCACAGCCCCAGCCACAGGCCCGGCCAAGCTGAGACAGGTTCAGGGTTTCATCATACTGGCCCGCAATCGGCAGCCTGCGTGTGCCTGTGTCGGTGCTGCGATGCAGCCCAGTCACCTTGCGCCACTCCGCCACCTTCCGCACATCGACGCCATACCGCGCCGCCAGATCGTCATTGCTGCGCCCCGCGAAGGTCGCAAAATCGTGCGGCACAGGGTTCCCTTTCGCCACGACAGAGGACACCTGCGACAGATGCGAACGCGCCCGCTCAGACAGGCGCACAGGCGTCAGCTTTTTGCCGTCCCACCACATGAACCTACGGTCGTGGATAATCACACGCCTATCCGACATCGCCCTCGCCCATCACACATCCCCTCAAATTAATCCGCCGCGCCTCAAAATTAATTCGCCGCGCATCGAAATTAATCCGCCGCGCGTTCGCAGATAAGATCGGCGACGGTTGCGCCGTCGAACCATACGTTGTTGATAGCGTCCATCGCGCCCTTGACCCGCTCACCCGCCGCGATGCGCAAGGCCAGCGCCTCATTCAGCGCGGCCAGTTCGCCTGTGGTGTAAACGTAATCGGTGTTGTCGTGCGTAAACATCACTCAGTTCCCTCAATCCTGTCTATCATTCGCTGCACGTCATACAACAGCCGCGCCGCGCTATTCGGCTCCATGCCGCCATAGCCGTCTGACTCATAATCGGCGTATCTATCCAGATATTCCGCGCACTCGGTCAGCAAATCCAGTATTTCGTCCATCATCTCACGCGCTCCCTCTCCAGCCGCGACCACCGCGCCAGCGCCTCACGCGCCACCTGCGCGGCCTCATCGCGCACCCGGCGGGCATGAACCCACCGCGCGCGCTCCTGCTCCACAATCGCTGCATCCAGCGCCTGCAATACCTGCTGTCCCGTCATTTCATCGTTCCTTTTATAAGGCCCATCGGCGTCATCGACATCGCCCGCTCGTAGGCGTTTTTCTTCTTCACCGCCGATTTAAACTGCTGCTCCCTCAGCCACAAAAGCTCCTCCAGCACCTCCAGCATTTCAGGCGCGGCAGCGATCAATCGCGCGTTCGCATCCACGGTCTGCGCGTCCCAATCTTTCTCCATGATGCAGACTGGCAGCCAGCGTGCCTCGCCATCAGGCCCCGGCTCGCATAGCGCCTCAACCCCCCTCTCGATCACGAACCCCTTGCGGGTAACGAACCACGGCCCCGGTGTGTGTCCCGTCATTTCACTCTCCCTTCGCTCTCGCTATCACTGACGCAATCGCCGCCAGCACTTCGTCGTCTTCGCCATCGAAGTTCGACGCCTCCAGACAATCACACGCAACCTCTAACATTTTCAGCATCTCAGGCGCGGCAGCAATCAAGCGGGCATTCGCCATCGCTCGTGCATCGTCGTGCAGCGCGCCTTGCCCAAACAGGTGGGCGTTCGTCGTGCAGATATCCGCGACAGTTTCGCTTTCAATTTCCACCTGATACCCGACCGCAAACCACGGCCCCGGCGTGTGTCTCCCCCGTCTCATGCGTCCGCCTCCTCGCGCCAATCCGCGATCATGTGTTCGGCGATTTCGAACCAATTCACCTCCGAGAGGAACGCCAGCGCATAGTCCAGCACCATCCCGGAACCCTGTTCCGCCAGCGTTTCCTCCGCCATCTCCCGCAGCCGCTGGCCCAGATCGTAGGCGTCCAGATCGTTATCGCTGGCGAAATCGCCACCGTCGAACATCTCCAGCCGCACCCGCCATGTCGCGTAATTCGTCCAGCCGTTATAATCGCTCATCGTCCCTGCTCCTCGATGAAATCCCAACCTGCTTCACCCATGCGCTGCTCGACCTCCTCCGGGTCAACCTCGTTCAGTTCCTCCGGGTCAAAGGCGCACACCGCGAACCCCGAAGCGCGTAGCAGCCGGAGTGCATCCAAAATCGCATCCGTATATGTGAACATCATGCCTCATCCCCTTTCGCTTTATCGATCACGGCCCGCGCCGCATCCAGCATTCCGCCAGCAGCCCGGAGCGCAGTCACGTCACCGTAGCCATACGCAAACGCAAACAGCCGCTCCGCATAGTCCACCAGTTGCGCGACATTCTCCCGCGCCGCCTTCAGTTCGCGCGTCACAGCCCGCATGTGCGAACCAGCCGACGCCTCCAGCGCATCCGCCGCATACTCCAGCGAAACAACAGCCTCGCGCATCGTTTCAGTTACGCTATCGCTCATCACAATCTCCCTCAGATAAGCGCCAGAACGGCGACCACGATACCCAGCGCGGCAACGGCCAGCGCGGATTGCAAGCGGCTTTCGATCACAGCACACCCGCCTTCCGCAGCGCCTCACGCGCCGCCACCAGCGAACCCGAAACCGGGCTGTCATCCAGCCCCATTTCCACCGCATCCGCCAGCAGATCGGCCAGCGCCGCCAGCAAGTCAGGCGCGGCTGCGATTAGCGCGGCGTTGGCATCATCTGTGTTGTCGTCCATCGCGCAAACAACGGCCAGCGTCTCATCTGGTGATGTGCCTATGTCGTATCCAAAAACGCGCCACGGCCCCGGTGTGTGCCGCGCGCTCATGCCGCCACCTTCAGCACATAACGATCAACAATCGCCTGCGCGCGCTCCACCTGTTCCGCCGGGAAGTGTTCCGGGAAGCTCACCACCACGCACTGTGCAGCGCAATCTTCCTCATACCAGCACGACGAACCAGACCAGTAAGCCGCATAATCGCGCATCGCTTCCTGCACCCGGCCCAGCAATTCCGGGCTAACCCAGATGCCACCATGCGATGGCGTGGACACGTAAACGATGCCCTCCGCGATTACTTCCTCGTCCTGAACGATGCCCCAAGGGCTGCTCTTGCCAACAAACATACCTGCTCCCTACGTTCAGCGGCTCGTCAAGAAACCGCTACACATCGCTATTCGCTGACGTGTTTTTCTGCAACTACAATCAGCAGCATAAACGGATGTATTTATAACCGATGCCGGATTTATACGAAAACCAACGCAAGCCTGTATGATACAGTATATCACGTTTCGGCCAACCTGCTGTTATACCACGGAAAAAGGCATTTATTAAGAAACCCTTAATCATACGGACTAAGCTATTGAAAACAAACGAAACAAACGGAAAGCGGGAAAAAACATACAGTGACTGTATGACTCGCAAGCCCCTGAAAACGCTCGATAAAGTGGCTGTTAATGTGAAAATAAAACGGATTTTAAAAAGATAGAGCCCCATAGATATAGCCATACCCCCTGTATTAGTTAACCAACACATTAAAAATCCTACTGGGGTTATATATCTATTTTCTGTTTTATTTATAATAATAATAAGGAAAAGAGATATAAAAACAAAGGCTTGGGACTCATACAGAGGCCGTTTTATTTGGCGTTTTTCCGTTTGAAAAAACGTTTTATGCAATGAAATCAGCGGCTTGGACTGTATTACTGCACGTTACGTTAAACCGGCGCTTCATCCGTTAATTCAGCCGAGGACAGGCTCTGGCGCCACAGTGCTAGGCGCGGCGGCGGGGGCGATTTTAAAGCCCTCTCAGCGCCTCCGGGCGCCGGGGGTGGTGCTGGTGCCAGACAGGCGCGGGCTGCGCTGGGCGGCGCCTCTGGCGGGCTGGGAGCGGGCAAAAGAAAAGCCCGGCGGGTTAGGCCGGGCTAGGTGGGGGTGGTGCTGACCTATCAGGAGGCGCGCTGTATCCCCAGCCCTGATTTATCGCACCAAAGGCGATAGGTGGTGCCTGCCGGTGACGTGAACGTGCCACCCCTCCCGGTCTGCCAGTAATCTTGAGCGCCCAGCCAAAGGCCCTTCTCGTGCACGTAATAGCCAAATTCAAACATGCGGTGAAGGCGGCTTCCCCAAGGGTGGGGGTTTATATACCGGGCGCGCCCAGCGTCGCGGGCGACTCGTTCGCTCTCGGCATAGCCCGCGCGAAGGGCGGCGTAATCGGCGTTTGTCATCTTGGCCATGCTCAAGCCTCCCACAGTGCGAAGCCGCGCGGCAGGCGGTCTAAACCGGCCCATTGCCGCGCCCAAGCGCGGGCGGCTGTCTTGCTGTCGGCTGATACCGGCCCCAGCGCATAGGGATTGCCGGGGAAGTGCAGATAATAGCGTTTCATGGTGCTGGTTCCTCTCTTTGCGTTTCGACGTTAATAACGAACACCGGGGCATTCGGGCAGGTCGGCGACGATTGCCGCCAGAGGCTCCCAAGTAATGCCTTCGCGCCATGAAACACCGTAGGTGCCATATTCCGACGTGGTGGCGGTGCAATGGCCCCAGCCATTGCGCGTGGTCATATCCCAAACGCTCTGCAAACGGTCGCGCAAAGTGTCGGGGGCGTCGGCGATACGTTCGGCCAAACGCGCTAGGGCTTGCGTCGGCGTGTCGCCGGTAACGTAAACCGGGCGATACTTGCCAAGAAAATAGGCGGAAGCGGTATAGGTGGTCATGGTGCTGTTAATCCTTCGCTGCGTTGGGAGTGATTGCCTTGATCAAGGCGTCAATGTCGTCGGCTAGATCAAGCCAGCGGGCGGCTAAGTCGTCGGGCTGGTCGGTGCGGTTGCCATTGGCGCGGGCTTCAATAATCCAATCGCGAATAGACTGTTCCATGTCTCTTGCTCCCAGTGTGTTGCATCACATTGCAATGTGATGGGGGAGGCCTAAGCCTCCCCCGGTGTGATTAGGCGGTCAGGCCGCAAGCCTCGATGAACCGGGCGCGGTCGAACCGGGGGTTGTCCTGCCGCAGCTGGTCGCCCAGCCGCATGGCAACGTGCCGGACGCCTAGGTGCTCCCCGGCCATGAGGGCGCGGGTGCGGTCGCACACAGCCATAGGGGCAGACTCGCGCTCAATGTCGGCCAGTAGGCCGCGCAGTGTCTCGGCGATCAGGATGTAATCTTTGCGTGTCATTGTCTGTTGCTCCCTCTCTCTCGGTTAACGCAATATCTCGGCACACTCGAGCAAGCGCACTAGCTCTCGCGCCCACTGTTCGGCCTCGCGTTGCTTGCCGCATTGCTTGTAGGCGATGGCCTTCGCCATCGCCCGGGCGACTTCGCTGCGGTCAATCATCTGGTTCCCTTTCCACTCAGGCGGCACCGTTGCCGCGCCGCCAGAAATACCGCAATCAGCAATAGCGTCAACCGTAAACGTCAACAACCATCACCGGAAGCGGACATATATTCAGCCGGATGTGGTGTAATGCCTGCCCGGTTTCCGGCTGGGGGCGGCTATGGCACTGCCCGCGCACCCCCACCCACCCACTCGCGCCCGCGAGCCGCAGCTTTTATCCTATATATACCCACTCTCCCCCACATTTCGCTCCAAATCCGTCTGGGCTACACACAGACCCCCCACCCCCTAAAACACCCCCCTTTGTTTTTAACTGTGGTTCCATATATAATAATTTATTGCGCTGTACCGAGTGGGTTCCCGTGTGTGATTATTTTATTGCGCTGAACGGTTTGGATGATTATGTTTGCTGGCATGGATGATTTGGACACGATAACCGCTGAGGATCGGGATGCGATTTTCGCGCGTGTTTATGTTGAGCAGCGTGCGCTGAAGAAGGGGAACGCGGCTGAGATTGCGTGCGTCAGGGCTGGGATTACGAGTCCTGAGTTGAACATGTCGATTGTTGCATCGCGGCAGTTGGCGCGTCCTGAGGTTCAGCGTTTGATTATGGCGGCTGAGGCTTCGGGGGTTGAGGTTGAGCGGCGGGAGTATACGCGGGATTTGTTTTTGGATGAGTTGCAGGCTGTTGTTCAGGCGGCGATGGACAAGGGTGCGTATCCGAGTGCGATTAGTGCGGTGAAGACGCAGGCACAGTTGCTGGGGATGTTGGATCAGACGGTGAATGTGAACCACTCGGTGAGTGCGAAGGATCTGGATTTGGCGACGCTCAGGGCGATGGTTGCGGATCGTGCGAGGCCGGTGAATGTGATTGAGGGGACGTTGGTTCGTGGGATTGGGGACGACGCCGAGTGAACGACGACCTGACGCTGGATGAATTGCTGGCGGAGTTGGTTTCCCGCGAAGAGGCGATGGCGTCGCTCTCGGCGTATATTGAGTATGTGAGCGGGCTGAAGGTGCCGCCACACATGAAGTTAGTGTGCGACAGGTTGGATGCGGTGGCAGAGGGTCGGATTAAGCGACTGATGATTTCGATGCCTCCGGGTCATGGGAAGAGTTACTGCGCGTCGCACTTCTTCCCGGCCTATTATCTGGCGAAATACCCTGAGCGGCAGATCATCGCGGCTACCCACAAACAGGAGTTGTCGGACAGTTTCGGTCGGAAGGTTCGCAACACGATTATGTCGGACGACCATCGCCGGCTGTTTCCGAATTCATCCGTGGCGACCGATAAGACTGCTGCAGGTGAATGGCAGACCACAGGCGCGGGTGGTTATCACGCGACGGCTGTTGGCGCGAACGTGACGGGTCGTCGTGGGGACATATTGATTGGGGACGATTTGCTGTCTGGGATTCAGGCGGCGGAGAGTGAGAGTGAGCGTAACAAGTTGTGGTCGTGGTATGGCGCGGATTTTTTCACGCGTCGGAAGAACAAGGACACGCCGATAGTTTTGATTGGGACGCGCTGGCATCTGGGTGACCACATGGGTCGTCTGGATCAGGCGGAGAGGGATGGTGAGGGGGAGAAGTGGGAGCGGGTGATATTGCCCGCTGTGGCGGTGGATAAGGACATTCTGGGGCGCAAGCCCGGGGATGCACTGTGGCCGGAGCAGTTCCCGAAAGAGGAACTTGAGAACATCCGCCGCCAGCCATCGACGACGTCTAGGATCTGGTCGTCGTTGTATCAGCAGAACCCGGTGGTTGATGATGGTGGCATCATCGATCAGACGTGGTTTAAGTGGTGGCGCTCCCCCGAGCCGCCGAAGGTGAAGTATGTTTTGCAGGCGTGGGACACGGCGCTGACGGCGAATAAGACGTCGGCGTTTAGTGCGTCGACGACGTGGGGTGTGTTTGATGATGACAATGGGATTCCGAACCTGATTTTGCTGAGTGCGTGGCGGGAGCGGGCGGAGTGGCCGATTCTGAGGCGCATGGTGCAGCGGATGGCGACGGATTACCGGGACGATAACTATAAGATGCCGATCAAGGCATCGCGGGAAAGGGCGCCGGACACGGTGCTGGTGGAGGCGAAGGCGAACGGTCAGATGCTGATACAGGATCTGGGTCGGGCGGGGATTGTGGCGACGCCGTTTAACCCGGATAAGTTTGGCGATAAGATTGCGCGTGTGCGGCTTGTGACGGATTTGATCGAGAACGGCAGGGTATGGCTGCCGACGATGAAGAATTCGCCGGATCAGTTGAGGCCGTGGGCGCGGGATTTTATGGAGCAGTGCGTGCAGTTTCCGGCGGCGGATTCGCGGGACTGGGTCGACACGATGACGATGGCGTTTTTGCGGATTAAGCAGAGTGGCTGGGTGGCGAACACGGAAGATCCGTATGAACCCGTGTATGACACGCCGCTTGAACCTGTAAGCTTCTATTGGTAAGGTGGACTATGGCACGCAGACCGACATCGCTCGCTGACACGCTCCGCCCTGCGTTCGAGGGGATTGGCGGCGTCGATGTGGATTTGCCGTTGGATGCCGCCGATATTGAGATCGACGACGACGGCCCGGCGATGGTTGACGGCGCGGAGTTCACGGAACTGGACGACGGCGGGGTCGAGATTGATTTCGAGCCGGAGGTAGAGCGGCTGGAAGATGCGCCGTTTGACGCGAATCTGGCGCTGTACATGGACGATATGGACATGAACACGCTTGGCGAGACGTTGCTGAGCGGTGTCGAGGAAGACAAGCAGTCGCGTGGGGACTGGGAAGCGACGATGTCTGAGGGCATCAAGCTGATGGGTCTGAAGATTGAGGACCGCCAGACGCCGTTTAAGGGTGCATGCGGCGTCTATGACCCGCTGATGGCTGAGGCTGTGGTGCGCTGGCAGGCTGTGGCCGCTGGTGAGTTGATGCCGGCGGCGGGCCCGGTGAAAACGCAGGTGATTGGGGTCGCGAACGAGCAGCTGGAGGCGCAGGCGTCCCGGGTGCAGCAGTTCATGAACCTGTATCTGACGGAATTGGCGCCGGAATTCTACGAAGAATTCGACCAGATGCTGTTCTGGCTGCCGCTGGTGGGTTCGACGTTTAAGAAGACGTATCAGGATC